TTGTGCCAAGTAGCTGATGAATGCTGTTCCTGTTAAATACGATCAGGCGGTCGTCGTCATAAGCCTGGGCGCCCACAATGTAATCAGCCGTGCCTCCACTGAGGCGGAACTGGTTGTAGATCGTGTCAAAAGTGTCATTGGAAAGGATGTCGCTCGCAATTAGTTCGTCGTAAATTGCTGGACTGCGACGAGCAGGACTACCCGCTGAGGTGTGCGTATATGGAACCCAGACTCTCCGGTTGTGATACGTCCCCCAGGCAGATGCGGGATGGTGCTGGAATCCACCTCCCAGGCTCACGCGCGCGCGAACTTTAGTAGTTCCGCTACCACTTCCTGTAGCGTCTATGTTTGCAAAAAAATGAAAGTTATTGGCGTCGTCCACGGTGACGATGTATTTGTCTCCGTTTGTCAGATTCGTATCTCCTTTGTCGATTATCTCGATTTCTTGCCCAGTCGTCAGATCGTGACTGGATACTCCAAAACTTACTTTTCCGGCAGTTACTCCAGAAGTAGAAATTGTAGGTGCCGCGCTTAGCTCCAGGGGCTGAGTGTAATTACCACTGCTGACCTTCCGGAACGCAGGAGCGCTGGAGTCAGATCCGCCAAACCCATAAACTGAGTCATCAGGGTCAAACTGGTAAGGAGTCTTGCCGTCCTGGCGCAGCATTACTACGTCAAACTCTTGCTGGAGATGGGCGTCTCCAGTGACCGTCTCTCCTGGATAAGAAATCGTGGTCGCACTGAAATCTGAAAGCTTGATTGCCGTAGCGTTCTCGTTGTCTGCGATGATGATGTATTCATCGTTGTTCGAGTTTGGGTTAGTGAATCGACATGCTCCGTAAATAGCCTGGGATCCGCCGGTCAATTTAGCTGCGCCCACAACTCCGCCAGTCCAGCTTCCGCTAATCCCGGCCACCTGCACTGAGAATTTATTTGAGGTCACATAGGTCGCTTTGCGATTCCCCAGGAAGTTCCCCGTGCCACCTGTAAACGACGCCAGGTTGACCATGCCCCCGGTTGCCGGGATTCCATGAGCTGTAGGACAAATCACTGTGACAGTCGTCCCAGCTGCTGAAGCCGTGCAGGAAGAAACTGTTCCAATTAAAACAATTGCCGCAGTGCCTGTTTCAGAGACTAAAAACGGAAAAACGTCCTGGCTTAAAATTACACCTGAGACGTTATCGTATCCTTCTCTTACTTTAGCCGTCCCTGATTCCTCAAACCGCATGTTCTTGCTCACAGCAACTTCTCCAGGCTTCAGCTGGGAAGGTCGTGAACGGGTAACCAGAGCTCGGAAGCCGCTGTCACCGTCAAATAGAACAGGACTGTCGAGAGGAGGCATTCAGGCTACTTATTGTAGAGAAGAACCTTTCCGCTAGCCAATGCGACCGTGCTGAAGCGGCCATAGATTGTCTGTCCGGCAGCCAACGTCATATCGGTGGAAAAACCCGAAATGTTTCCAGTGGTGTAAGTATTGCTAATCACTGCGGCAGCGTCACCGACCGCCTGGATTGCCATGAAGTCCCCGGTAACCGGAGACGTGTCTGTGACATAGGTAGAGCCGTTTCCGCCAGTAAGGCTGTAGGCTGTGTTTGTGGCCATGACCTAATTTGTCACGGCCTGTCTGAACTATTTAGACAAGCCAGCTGCCGCGCTCTGCCTTTTTCGCACTTCTTCCTGGAGAATTCGCATCATTTCAGGAGTCGGTCCTGTAAGCGCTGCCGTCGGCAAAGGAGCGCTTCTGCTAGGATCTAGAAATGGTGCTTTTGCAGGCGCCTGGGCTGCGGCTTTTGCTCTTTTTCGTCTTAAAAGCTCAGCCTCCATCTTGCGCCTCCTTTCCGCAGCGCTCATTGTAGTGTCAAACAAATTAGCCAATGCACTGCTTATTCCGTAGGCTGTTTTTGCTGGATCTGCAAAGCCTTTTAAAAACCGGTCTCCAGGTAAACTGGTAGCCATCTTTTCAACACTTTCAATAGCGTCTTTTCTAACTTTAGGAGACGCCAAAGAAGCTACTTCCGCGCCGCTAAGCAGAATTTCAAAAGGGCTAAATTTTGTAAGAAGTTTTCTGGCTGCTTTCCCTGCCGAGCGATCAATTGCAGCTATTCTGCTAGGCGGTCTCCCTGTGGTCGGCAAACGAGGACTCTGCCTTCTTGCTGCCTCGTATGCGTCAAGGCGTTCTCCAAGGAGCTCTCCTGTCGTCGCGGCGCCCAAAAGAATTTCCCCCAAATCTCCCTCATCAAGCAACCGACTGCTTTTTTTGTTAGAATCAGGCATTAGAGGCGGCTGGCTAATAGCTAGTGCGCTGAGGCTTCTTTCTGACTTTTGCCTTCTTTTTCTTTTTGCCTGTCGCTGCCTGCGGCTGAAACAGTCCGCTTAGAGCTGACGCTTTGCTTTTACTTCCGTAGGGCATGTTAATAGTGTGACGATTGCCGAGCCTGGTCGCTACCGTGCGTCCTGACCCGATGGTTAATGAATTGGTGCGCTCTGTTGCGGTCTATCCGCTCGAGCTCTCTCTGCAGAGCTTTGTTTGCTCGTCCTTCCCATGCCAGGGACTTGTCGTGGAAACCATCGCTAGCCAGCATGTCGGCATAAACGCCCAGGGCTATGTAATCTTTCCATTCTAGGGGTATGCTAGCCTGCTCCCCTGCTCCGTCTCCGTAGGTGACGTTAAGCTGTTTCTTATACGCCAGGTGAACTGTCGGGAATTTGATCTCCGCAGCAGAAATGTTAAACCCACTAATATTTGTATTTAGCGCAAAACTTACATACGTCTGAGAGTCAGTGAGATACGTGACGCCTGTTATCGTGTGGTTTGCATTTACGAGCGCATCTGTGGCTGATCCATCAGAAGTTATTATGCCCGTTATTTGCATCGTTCCTCCCACTATTGCATCTCTCTTTGCTTCTGTGAGGACAGTGAAATTGGGATTTGAGCCCGTGAATCCGGTTAGGCCGGTTGCCTGACCGTAAACAGTTGAATAACCCACTAGTTCTGCTCCTTCCCGGCCCATAAATACCTCGTATTCCCTTGAGCTGTTTTGGGATGTGTTTGTCTCCTTGTGCGCCCGCAACACAGTATCGATGTCACCTGCTTTTACGTTGGTGACGCTAGCCGTGGCAGACGTGGTGCCCTGGAACGGGGCAAATACTCTTGATGAGTCTGAGTCATTGACGACTCGGTCTTCTGTGACCAGGAATTGATCCCAGAGATCGGACTCCCTGTAAGCTGAACGCGCCCTGGCATTGACCAGGTGCTTCACTCTCGTCTTCTCCAGAGCAATAAGGGTGGCTCCATGATAGCTCTCAATGAGCGAAAGAAGATTCGAGTAGGTTTCAGTCTGCGCCATTACTTATTGCTTACTAGGTGTGGGTTTCGCTTGAGGTAATCTTTTGTGAATTCCTCGTCTTCCCAGCAGCCCGGCCTGGAAGTGGCAAAAGCAAAATACTCCTCTGCCGGGATTGAAGCCCTATGTTGGTAGACCTTCTGCTTTTTAAATCGCACGTCTTCTTTCCAGGAAGCGGCGTGTTTTGCGCTGACCTGGTTGGCCTTGCGCTCGTTGTCTTTGAGTTTGTGCGCCTGGTCAGTGACTGCGCTACGAAGCTCTTTATAGAGCCCCTCCACATTCAGGTCGGAATCTTTTGTATTCCTTAAAGCATTTTGCTGTCGCAGATGTGCTTCTCTGCGGTCAAGCAATTGGCCTCCTCTGCGCAGTTCTCCCTCTTGCGCGCGCGTTAAGTTTTCGACGACGTGAATCATTTAAAAGGATGGCCCCCGCTCACCTGCGAAGCACTCGTGGGCATAAGCATGCGGTGAGCGGGGGTCCTTGGTTGGACGAACCAAATTTACGCTTCTGGGTTACACCGGAGCATATCGACAAAGATATTGATCTTGCCGGTATCTATGGTGTTCAAGGCGTGGGATCCGGTTAACAGGATATCCAGGGTGTCTGCTGCAGTGTATAACTTTCCGTGGTTCACAACGTCAGCGGCCTGAACCAGGTCACCGTTGTTCCACGCATAGATCACCTCTGTCGCATCGACCGCAATCTGGACTCCGTCGATATAACCATCGGCATCATCCCCGTCACCTACGTCGATGGTAAGAGAGTTAGTGCTCCCTCCATCGAATGCGGTTTCGAGATAAAAGCCCACCCCGCGAACCACTCCCCCAGCCGGGATCGGCAGGGTAAATGTTTGCGTGGTGCCCGTTGCTGTCAGGTCCCCATGTTTAATAACAAGGGAATCACTCCACCCGTTTCCGAGCTCATTATTTGCTACTCTAGCCATAATCTTTTCTTTCTATTGGTTAAGGTTAGCTACGTGCTTCATCGATTCTGCCGTGGGCCCTTGGATCCAAACATTCGAGCGTCAACCACGCCTCACAATAGCCGCGGTCTCCACCACCTTGGTCAGAGAGCTCCACTTGCTTAAGCGGAATTAAGGACGCTACACCATAGTGCTCGGTGTTCACGATGTGAGCCCGATCGTGGAACGTAGGGTCTACGGACGCATCGGGGTTTGAATTGGCCAGTCGAAGGTCACCAAAATCACTCCGGAACAGGTCAACAGACAGCTGGATTGTTTTTCCAGTGCCAGAAACCGTGTATCTCTGAGTGTCGTTGGATGCCCCAGTTCTCATGAACTGGCTTATGGATTCCCGGACCTTTGTATCTGCCACGCATGTTACGGATTGCAGGTTACCACTGACGTTGAACATGCTCGCAAGAGCACCATTCAGGTCTGCTTCTTCTACGTCTGCGTTTGACTTAGTGATGATCTGAGCTGCCGGAGTGCGGTAGTCTGCAGGAACATCGCTAGGCCCGCTGGAGTCAATCCAGTCAGTGAGTCCACGCATGAGGGAAACGGCAGAGCCGGATCCAACTTGCTTGTCCTGGGCCGAGCCAATAGCAGCTTCAATGTCGCGCTTAATTTCGCGCAAACAGCGAACTTTCGCAGCAGCCGTATTCGCACCGACAGAGCTAACTGCCTGCTGGACCTGGCTGACCATGTAGTCACGCCTAAATCCTTGAACGCGGTTGCCGAGACGTGCTCGGTTTTCGAATTTATCGTTGAAGGACGAGATGTCCGTTCCTTCTGCGATACCTGAGTGATCCACTGCGGAAAGACCGTCTACGGTCCACTCATGGTTAGTTGCCTGCGCCTTCCGTTTAGGGGCCAGGGAGGTCAGCGGCGTACTGGTAGGGTCGAGCTGAGTGAGCAGGGCGGTAAGATCCTCCCTGTTGGACACAGCGGAACCCTGGCCAGGAGCGGCTGGGTTGTCGTAGGATGACGAAAATGCCATTTTTCTATGTGTTTGATTGTTGTTATTCGGAACTGAGAGAGAGGATTTCTTCCAAGACTTTATAGTTTCCAGTCGAGTCGAACTGTTGCGTTAAACTCTCCAGTCCAGCAGGAGCTGACGGCGCCTGACGAGCAGGGGCTGCAGTTCCGCTTCCAGGATTCTCAGGAGGCCTCATACGG